AAGCAGCACGGCGAACTTCCGGGTTGGCTGATTACCGCCTGTGCAGAGGCTGGTGTCTCTGAGGTGTACGACAACCGTGACGGACTCAGCGAGAACCCGAAGCGTCCGTGGTTCAAGGCAACCACAGGCACCAAGGCGTTCTGGCCGCCGAAGGGGCGATAACAGATGGCAAGACTCTCAGCCGAAGAAATCATTTCGGGCTGGGGGACGGTCGAACAGGGGGCCTCAGCGCCCCCTGTTCCCGTTTACCAGAACGAATACAAGTTCTACAGTCCCCTCAGTGACGCAGCAGAATCGTTTGTCCGTTGGGCGCAATCCCCAGCCGACCGAATCTACACGGGTGTTGAACCCCTTGATGCCGAAATGCGTGGCATCGCCTGCGGAGAACTAGCAATGATGATTGGCTACAGCCACGGCGGTAAAACGCTGGCGTTGCTACACACGCTACGGAACAACCGTGACAAGCGTGTCGTGTTCTTCATCCCAGACGAACCACGCACTCTGGTGCTGACGAAACTGGCATGTATGCATCACGGCATCGACGCACGGGAACTCGAGAATCGTGTCGCTGACGACGACAAGTCGGCAATCGAACTGCTACGGCAAACCGCAGACGAGGACTTCCCGAACCTTGCGGTATTCGACCAGCCACTGTTGCCGTCCGACATGGAACGTGCATACAACGAGGCTTGTGATGTTTGGGGCGACAAGCCCCACCTAGTTGTCGTTGACTATCTGGAGTTGATTGAGGCAGGTGAGACAGTGCCCGACAAAGCGAACTTTATCAAGTCGTTCGGACGTAGGCACGACATCCCCCTGCTGGTTCTTCACCAGACGTCACGCACCAGCGGTGCGGACGGCAAGAAACTCACCATGTCCTCAGGCTCGTACGGCGGTGAACAGCAAGCCACATCCATCATCGGTGTCCGACGCAAGAAGTATGAGATTGCAGCGGAGATTGCGGAACTGTACGAGAAACTGTCACGCAACCACAGCGACAAAGCACAGGACAGGCTGGACAGTTTGATGTATGACCTGAAGATTCACGAGTACACGCTGACCCTCAGCCTGTTGAAGAACAAGCGGCCAGCGGGACAGTTGGTGGACGATGTGGATTTTGAGTTGGACATCCGCACAGGCAGACTGTGGCAGTTGCGTAACGGTGAACTACCCGACCAGTACCTGAAGGGTGCTACTTGGAAGCAAGGAGAGATGCTGTGATTTGGGCATTCGGCATTCTTGGCATGCTGGTTCTAGTGTCGATTGTTATCATCAACGTGATGTGGGAAATGTTTGACAACGAGGAAGGCATCGATGATTAACAATGATGAACTCATCGGTGACTACATGACCCTGTTCCGTGGTCGTGGCGATGCCCACGGCACGTGGGAAGGCGGATGCAAACGGGAAATGGTCACAATCGACAAGTTCCGCAACCATCTCGCTGGGGCTGAACTGATTGGCGTCTACCCTGTCGTGCCGATGCGTGGCGAAGCACGCTGCGTTTGGGGGTGCTCCGATATCGATGTCGATGACATGGATGCGGCGTTCAACCTGAGCATGGCGTTCCGCATCAAGCAGGTGACTGCTTGGGTGGAGAAGACACGCAAGGGCTACCACGTGTGGGTGTTCGCAACCAAAAGCGTCACAGCCGCAACGATGCGTCGCGCGTTTCTGGCGGCACATCAAGCCATCGACTATCCGGCTAAGGAAGTGAACCCGAAGCAGGAACACGTTGGTGCGGGGTTCGGTAACTATGTCAGGTTGCCGTACCCGAACGCTTTCGGTGGGCTACCAGCAGACCACAACTACAACGATGTCCACGTCAGGTACATGATTGACGAGACTGGCAACCCGTTGTCGTTGGGGGTTTTCGTGAACCACGCCATCAAAAACCGTTCCGAACCTGAACAACTTGAGGTTCTTGCAAGTCTGTATAAACCGCCTGTGGTTCCTCAGTACGAGTACTCTGATGGGCCTGTGTCTAGTGACATAATGTCTTTGGTGCATAAGGCTGGTGGTATGGCGTACGTAATCTGGAGAGACGGACCGAAGAACGGTGCAGACCGTTCGCTCAGTTTGTGGAAGATTGCGTTGCAATGCCGCGACAACAACCTGTCCCCGCCCGAGGCGGTGCAGGTTGTCAAGTCAGCCGACTTGCGTTGGGGTAAGTACCATCTGCGGCCTGACCCCGATTCGGAAATCAACAGAATGATTGCGAAGGTCTACGGTGCGTAAACACACACAGCGATACAAACTGAAACCCAAAGCGAAACAGCGCCCAAGAATGACACGCTACGGTCGTGCCTACACGCCGAAAGCAACACACATCTTTGAGAACGCTGTCGCCGCAGGGTGGAACAGGAACTACTGGTATGGCGATTCCCCCATCGCCATCCAGATAGTTCTTGACAAAGACACATTCACCGTAGCCATCAGCGAATACAAAACCGACAGACCAGTCTCCCCACTCAGGGGCGACATCGACAACTATGCGAAGTCGATTCTGGACGGGTTGAACGGTGTCGCATTCAAAGATGACTCGCAGGTCAGGTCACTGGAGGTTGTGAAGTTATGAGTGATGACATTGTGACCCGACTGCGGAAGCATCATGAATGGTTTGGTACTGGTGGGCAACCGACAAGTGTTTGGGAAGATGCCGCTGATGAGATTGAATATCTACGCAACGAACTTGCAGAAGCAAACAGCGAATACCAAAAACTGTGGAACAAACACAACGCTGTGATGCGTGACCGCAAGTATCCGTTGACAAACAACTATATTGGGGACCTGTAATGGTAGACAAACTCAACCATTCAGGTGACCGCATCATCTGGGAAAACCCGATGGAAATGCTGGACGACATCTGGCTCGCACGACAAGAGCGAGACAGATGGAGAGCCATCGCAGAAAAACTTGCTGAACGCCTCAGTTACAACCTAGAGGAGGCGCATGAAAAACAGTGACTGGGACATACCGCCCAGAACCCCAAACTGGAAACGTGACCTAGCGTACGGCAAGAAAGGAGAAGCCCTAGCGTTACGATTCCTAGAAGACCTGCAGGCTGATGCGTTTGAAGTCAAATCAGACCGATACCGCAACGGACGTATGGTTATCGAAATGGAACAAAACCCGCGACGCGCCACCAAAGATGGCGAGCCGCTCTGGATTAAATCAGGCCTACAAGTCACCAAAGCAAAATGGTGGGTGTACGTCTTCTCCCTAGACGGAGAACACGGCTCTTTCGTAGTCATCTCAGTGAGCAGGCTACGAAAGTTCATAAAGAAGAACAAGAAGAATCTGAAATGGGTTGACTTCGCAAAGTCGTCAGACAACCCTGCCAGAGGATTCTTGATATATCCAGAACAGGTGATGGACCTAATGATTAATCAGGAATACGATGAGTGAAGCGAAGCCCACCCGTGGTGTCGCCTTGGATGACATTTTGTCGTCCATTGAGATGCCGCAGGTGGGCTTTTCGCGTTTACCCGACAACCCCATGCAGGCTTTGATGGAAGCAGCCCCCGGCTACGAACCCGTCGAATCCCTAGAGGAACTCCAGCCCCTACGGGAGGCTGTAGCAGACTGCATAGACGCCCTAGAGGAACAGGACAGATATGTCATCGACGCTGTGAACTCTGAACGGGCAACCCTACAGGAACTAGGGGACAGGTTGGGGGTTTCACGGATGCATGCGTCCCGTCTCCGGGACCAAGCATTCACTAGACTTAGGGTACTGATGGCGGAACACCCCGTCATCCGACAAAGACTGGGTTTAGACGATGAGTGAAATCGAATCAACATCACAAGAACAGCAAGGCTACGATGACCTGCCCGTCACCATTGACGAGGCGTGGATTGTCGCACGGCTAGTGGCCATCATGTACTTCATCGAGTTCCAATACGGCAACGAGGCATCGACCGTCATTGAGCAGGTGGCGAAACAGATGGAAGAAAACTTGCGCCGTTCGGAGGGCAATGTCCAGTGAAAACACGGCAGGTTGTCGTCGGGTTTCAAAAACCCGTCGACGTCAAAGCACTAATCAAACTGCTGGAATCCGTGTATGGCAAAGGTTCAGTTGTAATAGGGGAAGGCCAAGCGATGAATGGAATCCCTAGCGGCTGGATAGTGGTACAAAATGACCAGTGAACCAAACGAAGAATGGTTGTACGAAATCATTCCACAAAAACAGGCTGAAGAAATGTCTGCACGAATGGAACGCATCTACGAGGACGAAACCACAATGTTCAACATTGTGCTATCAGCCCCACGTTCATCAGCAATCGAACTGTGCAAAACATTCAACCAAGCAATGGAAGGCGACTACATGGCCGCCATCTCAGTCATACATTTTGTAGGCAACGTTGTGATGCTAATCGAAGAGGAGTTACACGAAGATGGAATCGACCCTAACCAACCCTGACACAGTAGAAGTTGTGTGGGCAGACGCCCACGCAGGCGCAGGCCACTGGGGAGACCTAGAAGACGCCGACATGGGCGAACACTTGGTTCGCACATGCGGCTACCTGATAGACGAAACAAACGGCGGGAAGAAACTTCACGTCACCATCGCCCAATCGTCAACCCCAGACGGCTTCTACGACCACGTAATCTACATCCCCACAGGAATGATACGTGAAATGACTATTCTGAGGGCTTACACCACTGCCAGTGCCACGCCTCAAACTCCGGCGACTTAGGGTCAGACGACTGAAGAAAGAAGTTAAATGATGGTGCGTTCTCGCACATCCATTTCAAAGCCTTCGCCTCCGAAGCGAGCGCCTTCAGGACGCCTTTCACTTCGACCCCAAGGTCAATCGCCAAACCGAAACCGTGGTTCGACTTACCGGGGGTCGAAGACGGCGACGCACCCTTACGCAAGAAGTACGTCACACCTTCGACGGTGCGCGTAACCTGCGGCTTACGCCCCTCATCCTTCTTGCTGTAACGCTGCTCAAACAGTTGCTTCTGCGCCTCATACGACCTGTAGTCGCCAACGTTCCTTAGTTTGATACCAGCCGCCAACGCAGCCTCGTACAGTTCGTTGAAGTCTTCGGCGGCACGAATGAACATTCGTCCGCCGCACTTGACGGGCTTCAACATGTTGTCAGGCAACCGTCCGTTACCAAAGTTCCCTAGACGTTTCGGAATCGTCACATCTTTAGCAGGGTACTTCATCATCCACCAATCCTTTTCGCTAGTTCTTCCATCAACGCCTTGCGACGCAGAATCTCGCCACGCTGCTGAGACAACGTAGGACCAGTCGTGTACGGCGCACCAATGAACGACAAGATTGCGTTCAACTGTGCCTGCCCAGCAGATTCGTCAGCCGCAGCCTGAGCCTGAGGCGACATGTAAGACTGCCCACCCTTACCAACACCAGTTAAAGACTTGATTGTGTTCAGATACGGTATCAAAGCCTCAGCCGCATACGATGCCGTTTCACCCTCACGCAACGGCGCGCCAGTAAAGAACTTCTTACCAGCGACAGCCTCCAACGGAATCCTGAGTGCAGGGTTAGCCTGCGACAGCAAACCGGCAGCAGTCGTAGCCTGATTAATCTGGCTAGGTAGACCAGTCCACGCCAAGTCAGGCTTGATGTAGCCGGGGCCAACCGGCGACTTGAAGATGCCCTGCTCCTCATAGTACGACGGCACAACCTCACCCGTCGGTTCGCCACGCAAGTTCCTGACAGCACTCGCATAAATCTGGTACGTCCTAGGCTTCAACCAAATCTGCTGCATCTGCAACGGGATATTACGGCTCATAAACGTCCAGAACGGAATCACGCGACGAACATAACTATCGGCAGTAGACACCTGACTGTAATCAAAGTGGATGCGTGTGATGCGTGCGACAGCCTCATCGACACTGCCGCCGCCACGAATCGTATTCAACGCCATACCAAGACGCACAGCACCCTCGACGCTGGTGCCGATGTCGCGGCTCGCTGCAACAAAAAAGTTTCTTGTGCCACGCCCACCAACTTGAAACTCGCTGTAACGCCCACCACCCGAACCGTAGACAGCAAGGATGGCGTCAGCCAAATCCTTGCGCTGGTCAGCAGGGATAACATCCATCCACTTGTTCGGGTTATTCTTGAACTGCTTCCAATACTTGACACCATCCAACATGTCGCGTGTAGCGACACCATCGGCATAGTTCATCATCGTCGCAGACAAAGCGTTACGAATATGAAAACGTGGGCTGAGAGTCGCATACGCCTTGAAGATGTCCGTATAGCCATCCCATGCTTTCCAGAACTGGCCCCAACGCTCAGGGTTATCCAGATGCATGATGCGTTCAAGCGCATCGTTAATCTCCTGCGGGACAACAACACCCGTACCCTGCAGTTCAACCATGCCATCCTGAATCTGCTTCTTCATCACAGCACCAAACGAAGGCAAGTTCTTCGTGCCGTTGACCATCTGGTCAAGACGTGACACGTCACCAGCAGCCTTCAACAATTCAGCCTCCGCCTTCGTAGCGTCAGCATACAAAGCCAAAGTTGCTGTCGTCTCAGGCGTAGCAGGCTCCATCCCCAACGCAGCCAACTCGTCAGCCACCGCAGGCGGACCATAACGGTCCACCGGAGGTGTACGGTCAACACGGCTAGCGTAACCCTCAGGGTCAACAAGCGCATAAGCCTTATCCATCCACACGTTGATTTCATCAACACGATTCTCAACATCCTTGACAGGCACACGACCAAACGAAGGTGCCGTCTTCGCGGTCTGCAAATCGTCAGCCAAATCCTTGATTTGGGTTTCGACCGCAATCTTAGAATCAGCCAACGCCTGAGAACCATCCTCACCGATACGGCGTGTAGCGCTGATTTCGTCATTGATACGGGCACGTTCAGACTGGTAGAAATCCAACGCTTGACGACCAAAGCGTGCATCCTCATCGCTCGGGACACGGCTAGCAGCCAGAATCGCTTCGGCGTTACGGGTGCGTGACTCCATCGGAACCAGCACACGGTTCAGTTCGTCAACCTGAGCCTGCGCCCCCGGCATACGACCCAAACCAATCTGCATCTCGAGGTCAATCCGCTTTGTGATGCTAGAACGAAGAGCACCCAACTTCTTCAACTCGGCAGCAACAGCCTTACGTTCAGCCTTAAGTCCAGCAGGCGTCATACCCAACGCCACAATCTTCACATCTTCAGGGTCGGCCTTAGCCAAAGCATCATCAATCTGCTTCGCCCTAGCAGTCAACTCATCAAAGCGGCGGTTAATAACATTAACGCCGCCGTTCTTCTCAATCGCCTCAGACAACTTGACCATACGGCCCTCAAGAATCGACTGGTTCGGCAACGCAAGAATCTGCTGCAACTCAATCTCACGCGCCAACAACTCTTGACGGTCACGCAAAAACATACGGTTCGGCCTACGGGCCGTACCCAACGAATCAGAGAACAACACACCAGACCAGTTGCTGACAGCATAACCAGCCTTCGGCTTCAAATCAGTTTTACCGTAACGCATCCTTGAACGCCAGTAACCAATCTCACCGCTCTTGTTGTCACCAATACGTGTAAGTTCGTCAACCAAAGATTCACGCAAAGCACGAGTGTCCTGAAGTTGTCTAAACAAGTCACGCGCCCTAGAAGTACCAGAATACTTCCAAGACCTAGCCTCAATATCGGCAAGTTCCTGCACAACAGCATCCAACTCGCGCCGCACATCCAGCAACCTAGCGTCCTTAATCTTGCCGCTAGCAATACCCTTACGAAGATAATCCGCAGTCTTGTTCAACTGGAACATCCGCTTACGGTCAGCAACAGTCGGCTTATAAGTCGTACTCAGGCCAGCCGCCTTCAGGCGTGCAGTCAAACTAACAATCTGCTGCTCAGTCTGCTCAATCAAACCAACACGCTGAGGCTGATTAGCCCTAGTGAGACTAGGCAAAGCACGAGGCTTCAACTCGTCACGCCGAGCCTCAAGGCTCGCCAACTTCTCCGACATCGCAATCGGGTCATCACCAATATCCTCAACAAACGCACTCGGATACTTGGCAATCAAATCCTCATCAGGTTTCGGGAACCGCTCAGCAGAACCCAACAACACATTCGACTTTGTGAGGCTAGTAATACGGGCATCCAACACATCAATCTGGTCTTGGATAGAAGCGGCAACGGTCGCGGTACGCGACTCTGCCGCACCCTTGGGTCCACGCCTAGAGTAAGAACCCGTCTTCGGGTTCATCTCAAAGAACGACATCACACGACCAACATCACCCTTAGAAATCTCCGGCAAACCATTCGACTTAATCCAGTTATCCAACTTCACATTGTCCAGTTTTCTGGCGTTACCCTCGTCAGCAACCGCACCAGTTACTTCGTCAATGAACTTTTTGAAACTAAAATTCTCAGGTCGCACAGACTGCTCACCAAAAACCGCTTGAACAATCAGTTCCTCAAGGTCCTTCATCTCCTTGCGGACCGCCCTAGAAGAACCCGGACCGGGGACATTCAAACCGGAAGCAGCAACCATCTCATAGTCGATACCGAGATTCGCCGCCTCTTCAGCGGAAACGCCACGGACATCAATAACACGCTTGTTCTTTTCACGGAAATCAGCCAAATCTTTAGAAGCCTTAGCCTGCTCCTTCGGAGTCTTGGCCACAGACACGGCCTTCTCCAACTTGGCCAACTCTTCTTTCTGCGTCTTCGACAACTGTAAAGTACTAGTACGGGTAACATCGCCAAGTTCACGACGGACAGCCAACCAGTCGTTAACCAAACCCTCAACCAGACGGGCCTTAGCCGTCAAGTCGATAGCAACACCCTCCTTGACAGCATCCAAAGTAGATGACGCACCACGACGCGACTCGCGCCTAAGAGCGTCAACACCTTCCTGAATTACCTTGGACTGCGCCTCAATCAGCGAACCCTTCGCACTACGAAGGTTCGCAACCTCAGTAGCCAAAACCTCCTTGGCAACCAACGCCGCCAAACCATCACGGTCATACGGCAAACCCTTGGCATCCATCACCGTTGTGACGTTCTTATAACGTGTAGCGAAGTCCGTATGCACACGAATCTTCGTCGTGATGTCATCCAAAGCATCCTTCGCCGTCACGGCCTCGCGGACCCACGCCCTAGTGGAATCGTCAGTAAACGTCTGCTTGGTATTGATGCGACGCATCGTGTCAACCGTTTCAATCAAACGGTCAAAGAACGTTTGATACTCGGCCAGCATCACATTCTTCATGTTCGCACCCAACGCAGGCGAATCGATAAACGAAGCGTACTCGCTGAGAGCACGCGCCTTGGCTTGACGCAACAAACCGCTGGCCTTATCAAACTGTTGGGCTATGGCCGCTTCTGCACCATCAATTGTCGCAACCCCAACCTTTTCAATAAGAGCGTTACGCCTAGCGTAAATCTTGTCGATGTTGCCAAACGCTGGCATCAACTCCAACTCAAAACGGCGAATAACATTAAAGCCGTTCTTGCTGACATAGTTTTTCAACTCTTTGGCACCAATATTCCACAACCCACCATACTCCGCATTAATTCTGGTCTGCAGCAACCTCTCGACCTTCGCCACACCATCCTTGCCAAACGCGCGCTGCTTCATAGCAGCAGACATCGAACCAAGAACTTCCGCCGTACGACGCGGGTCACCAGTCGTCAAACCAGCAATAATCTCATCAGCATACTTCTGTGTGATGCCAGACTTCGCCGGCAACTTCGCACCAGCCCTCATACCCAACCGTATGCCACGCAACCTTGCGACAGCCGACGCGCCAGCCGCTTCAATCTGCGAATCCAAACGATTCACAAACGCACCATGAATATAGTCATAGCGGCGTTTCGTCGCATCATACGCAACCTGAACATTACCGATATTGTTAATATCGGCAACCAGCAACTTTGCTTCACGGTCAAGTTGCGTAGCCCCATCAAACGTTCTACGCGCATCATCAACAAGTTTCGCCGCCTCAGGCGAATACTTGGCCGCAGTCTCAGAACCATCACGATACGAACCACGGAACTGCTCAAACGCATTCCGTGCCCGATACTCCTGCTCCGTCCCATCAACAATTCTGTAAGGTTCAACAGTCGGCGTCAACGGTTGTTCGGCGGCCTTGCCGACGACAACGTTGCCAGACTCGTCAACCTCAACAATAGCGTTCCTGCGGCGCAACACAGCCTGCGCCTCTTCAGGCATCGCACTAATCGTCGGCAACTTCACAAGCGTCTCATCCAACTGGCGTTGCAACGAATCCAACTGGTTCCTAGCCGACTTCAACTCTCCAAGAACAGCGTTAGCCACATCACGCTCAGCAGCAGCCTTATTTATAACAGGGTCAAAACGGCGTGCAGCCGCCTCGGCGCCCACCTCACGGCTCGCCCTAGCAACCGCTTCACGCTCCGCAGCCTCAGCAACATCAATCGCACGCTCAGTACGATAAATAGCATCATCAATCAACTTGGCTTGCGTACCTAAATCAAACTGCTTAGCCTGATTCTCCGACACAAACTTTGACATGTCGGCAATAACATTCTTCAAATCGCCCTGAAGAACAACACCGCGCGCCTTAAGAATCTCCTCAACCTTGCCCCTGAAAGCACCGAGGCTGGCAGCGTACGGCTTGTACAACTCGTCATACTTCGCCTGAGCAACCTTCTTCTGCTTCTTCAAGTCATCAACAAACTCGGCGTTCGCTTCACGCCACGCCTTATCACGCGCCTTGGTTGCAGCCTCATCCACAACCTCGCCAGACAGTTCGTCAACTTTCCCTGCCACACCAGACTGAACCAGACGGTCAGCAAACTTCTGGTTGCCAATAGCCTTAGAAACCTGACGGGCATAACCATTCAACAGCGTGTTGATATCGTCCTCAAGAACTTTGATACCAAACTCGCGGTTGAAAACACGGTTGATTTCATCAATCGTGTCCTCACCAAAAGTCAACTTCTTCCCACCGACCTCATACACTTCGCCGGGGGTAATACGGAACGTACGTGAACGCACCGCAGACGGTGCACGCAACTCGTTAACCGTCACACCAAACAGTTTGCGGACATCCTCACCAAACTTGTCGTCGGCGCTGAACAGCGCACGACCCTCATCAGTCCACACTCGCGGCGCATAATTCGGGATGTAACCAACCTGCACACCCTCATCAACCATCCGCTTATGCCAAGACTGCAACAAGAACGACGCAGACCGAGCCGCAGGCGACTCGTCAAACGCACCCTTCTCCAACGCCTTGGTTACCTCAGCAGCATTCGGAGCCTCACGAATAGTCGAGGCAACATTGTCGAAATCCTGACCCAACTGCTTGAGAACCAGACCCTCGTATCCCTTGCGGTTAACAATCGCACCATACGTCTTCGCAGCATTAGTCGCACTAATGCGGCCCTGACCAGCCAACAGTTTCTCTGTGAGGTCCAAGAAACGTTCGTCGCTACGAGCGCGACGCAACTTCCCACCAACCTCGGTCGCACCCAAACCAGCCCTAGTTTTCGACAAACCACGACCAACAACCTCGCCAACACCCTGAGTACCCGGAATACGAATACCCTTAGCGCCACCAAGATACAAGCCAGCCTTAGGCAGGTTGTACGCCGCGCGTTCTGCGGCGGTCAACCCAGTCAAACCACGAATACCAGCCTTCTGCACCAATGCTTCAGCCGCACCCTTAGATGCCAACTCTGTCGCCAAAGCCAAACGTCCAGCAGCACCAGCAAACTTGCCTGCACCCAACGTCACATACGTCGACGGGTCAGCAATAACATCGCCCGTGAAACCAATCGCACGGTCAAGCCACTTGTTGCCCGTATTAACAAACTTGCCGACACCAAAACTCGGGTCCTTAACCTGCTTAGCGAACTCCGCAAACGATGCGTCGCCACCCTCAGCCAAGTCATACAGTTCCTTCGCCCCAGAAATAACCATACGTCTAGGAACATCAATCGCCGCCAACGGCGTCAACGCCACCCTAGTCACCGGATTCGACAGAATCTTGGTGAACAAACCCGGTTCCTTCTTCACAGGCTTACTCAGGTCAGAAAGATAGTCAACCTCCAACAACACATTCCTGTCGGATGGCTTAACCTTTCCACGCACAGCCTTGCTGGACTTCAAAAAATCTTGGTATGCCTGACGCAAAACAGGGTCAGTAAAAGAAGCAGTCTGACGTGCCGCACCAGACGGCACAGACGCCGCAGCCCCAGCACCATAATTCAAAAGAACATTAGCCATTAAGCGCCCTCAACAAAGCCGCACGCTGAACATCAAAAGCCGAAGGCTTCTTAGCCTGTTCCTCCTGCAACCTAGCAAACTCCTTCATATACGCATCGTTATACGCCTTATTCATACGCTCCTGATACTGGATACCAGACTTAGCAGTCTGGGCATCCTTCTTCGCCTGCTTCTCCAACAACTTCGCATACCACTCTTTAGTCTTATCAGGCTTAGGGGTCAACCTCTTATCAACATCCCTAGAGGCCTCACCCATCGCCAACGGCAACGCAGCAATACCAGCCCCCGGCAACAGATACTTCGGCAAATTCCCAACCGTAGCCCCAGCCTTCAACAACCAACTAGGAATCTTCGGAGTCTTAGACCCCGCTGTGATGTTGAAAGGCCCCGGCAAATCCACACCCTCAGGGAACTCAAACTGCACACTCTTCATCGGCTCAGGCTTCGCAGCCTTCTCGGCGGCCGCACGCAGCCCCTTGGCGCGTTCGTTAGCCGCCAACAACGCACGTTGAAACGCAGGGTCAGCACCCTGCTGCTTCAACCCCACAGGCAAAGCAGTATCGCTAGTTAGAGAACCCAACAGCGGAGACAACTCCTGCAAACCCAAATCCTTCAAAACATCAACAGGACTCTTAGCCGGGTTAGCAATATCAAACTTTGCTTTCGCTGAACCAAACTCGCCCAAAGCCTTCGTAATCTCATCGACCGAATCCTGAGACATGTCATACTCGCCAGCCTCATTAGCGGCCATCACACGCTGAGCCACATCAACAGGGTCAAACCCTTGGTCAATCAACTCGTAAGCATTACGAATCGCGCGCCCCTCACCAGAAGACGCCGGATACTTAGCCAACAGAATGGAACGGTTCGTATCAACGAACTGTTCCTGCTGACCAGCACCACCAGAAGCAAGAATGTTCTGGAAAGACTTCTTCGTCAACGTCGACAGAATTGCTTTAAGTTCAGCCTCAGTCATCTAAATCTCACTTCTTCTTGAAAGAAGCAGCCAACTTCGGAAACTTCTTCTTGGCCTGAGCCAACGAACCCTTAAAATTAGGATGCATCGCCTTCACCGCCTGCCCAAAAGTGTCATACTGAGAAGCCGACTTCTTAACAGAAGCCGTCTTATCCTTAGACTCATCTGTCACATCGGACCCGAAAATGTCCTTCAAAGTGCCCTTGTCAATCTTGCCACCCTCAGCCAGCAAGCCAATCAACTGGCTTTGTAATGTTTCCTTAGCCCCACCCTTCTTGCCTTGCAAGCCGGCAAGCAGCGAAGCATCCTCACGAATCTGGTCTTCCAAACCTTGACGCAACTCCTCGCCACGGCCCAACAACTGTTGGCCGTAACCAGCCCTGTTGGCCTCAAGTGCCTGCTGCGCAAACAGGTTCGCCAGCCCCTGCTCGGACTGGCGTGACTGCAAACCAGCCGACTGCAACCCAGACATCACATCCAACAGATTCTGGAACTGCCCACCGCCGACTTGCGCTGCTTCGCGCGCAGCCGCAACCTCCGCCTGCAACGGTTCACCAGAAACACCCTGCTGTTCCAACAGGCCAGCCAAAACGGGGTCAGCGACCGCGTTTTGGGCCTGCACATTCGCAAACGGGTTCGTCATGTTCTGAGCCAAGTAACTCATCAACGCCGTATTCGCAGCCCCAATGTTGCCCTTCGCTTGGTCATAAATAGTTCCCAACTGGCCCTGCAAGGCAGTCACCGGAGCCATATAGCCCTTCGATTCCAAACTGGCACGATTGGTGCCCAGAAGGCCTTCTAAGGCCCCAATAGACGGGTCGTACTCCTGACCATACCCCCCGCCCCTAAGGGCCGCTATAAGGGCATCTGTGGCGTTCTGAACCCCCGGCTTAACCCCACCACCAGTCGACATATTTGCTCCACTAGTGTCTTCAACCTGCGCCGCAAAATCCTTCCCAGCCTGATTTCTAGCAGCCTGACGGTTTCCCTGCTCAACAGCAGCACCACCTCTGGTTACACCAACCAACTGACCCTTGCGGTACGTATACACCTTGTCGCCCCTAGTGACCTTTTCCTCACTAAGAACTGGCGTCCCAGCCCCACGTGCCGAATCCCTAGTGACATTCTGCGCACCAGCAGGCTTACCACCAGTCGTATAAACACCAGTCTTACGAAAAACCATCACAACCTCCTACGAAAGAAACGGCTTAAACGAACTAAGAGTCGCCGCAGACTCCGCAATCTCCCGCGCCTTATCAGCCTCAATATCAGCCAACGCCGCCCGATAATCAGCCTCCAAACCAGCCTGCTCAAAATCACCCATCATCTGCTGCTGATTCAACTGCTCCTGAAGGTCCTGCTGGTCACGAAACGCCTGCTTCGCAAAATCCTGCAAACCCTTAGAATAGATACCACTAGAAACACTAGGACCAGCCAAACCGCGCTGGGTATAACCAGACACAAAACGTGGAGACTGTTCCCTGTAACGTTCCCCAACCATCTGCAGGTCACGTTGCCCACGGGTACGTGACAAAAAGTTGGCGTAAGCATTACGAGCACCAGTAGCGCCGAACTGCTCTATAGTAGTTCGGCGCCGTGCTTCATACGGGCTGAAATCAATAATGCTCATAAATACCGCCTATTTGTCACTAGGACGACTGGGACTCTTCCGCAGGACTAGTGGATTGGGTTTGACCGATGTACGCCTCCAAGGTGGCAATCTTCGCCGCCTGCTCGGCAATTTGCCGCAGCAGCGACTCGATAACCTTGTTGGGGTCAACCTGAATTGGTTCATTACTCACTGGGATATTGCTCCTTGTTCTAATTGTTTAACCCTAGAATTAAGTTCCTTGACCGCCTGCACAAGTGGGGCAATGAACTCGTTAATACCAATGTATTGGCGGTCATAAACGGCGTCTTCCGTGCAGGCAACCAAACCCATGTTTGGGCCACCAATATTGTGAATCTTCACATCTCTTGTTTCACCAACAGCATCCAAAGCGGCCCTAACATTCTGGGCAGTAAAACCATAATAGTAGTCGGGTTCGGTGGCCTCTGGGTCATCATCAGGGTCTTCAGTCAACTTCAAAAATGAAACAGGTTGCAAGTGTTCAATAAAATTCAAACCCAAACCAAGTGGCTGAATATCTCTCTTATATCTTTCATCTGAACCAATAATCAGACCACTATAAGAAAACAGCCAGTTCCATTCGTTGTTGTTCCTATAAACACCAGAGTATTGAGCACCTTGAATCATGAAGGTTTGGGCACTTGCAAACTCTATGCCATCCCAAGTATTCGTAATTCCATTTCCGCCAATACTTATTGCGCCATAAGACCCACGCGAGCGACCACCGTTTCCAGAAAATACGTTCCCCGTACGCAATTCGTTTTCAACATAAAACGCTTTATTATTGTAAACGCGTACCCATGTGGAATCCGTCATCCATATTCCGCCACCATAAGTTTCTTGGTACCAACCAGACCCACCCGTAGACCTAAACCAGTTATTACATGAAACGTGTCCGTTGTAGGTCAAACTAGTGCCAACAGCAAGATATCCAGTAACCTCCACGCCACCCGGCAAAACCCTAAGTTGACCACTGGTGTTATTTGCGGAACTACGTATATATGTAGAACCACCATTTGCGGAACCAATAAAAGTTGTTGTTCCATCAGTCAACAAAACGTAATCTTGACCAGACATATTATTTGTTGCAAGCGAAACATAGGAAGCATTTGCCGTCCATGTTCTCATGACCAATCCACCGCCAGCACCACCAGTGATTGACCTTAATTGGCCAGTAACTGTCATGTTGCCAGAAGAATCAATTGTTGTCACATTTGCTGATGAAGCGTTGCGAAAATAATAGTTTGCTGAATCAGAATACCAAGAACCACTAGAAAGCCTAAAATATGAATTACCATAGATATCGACTGGTCGCCAAAAATTGCTTCCATTTGAATCAGAAAAAAATGAGTTACTGGTAACCGGAACTGTGACGTTACCGTTAGAAACTAAACCACCAAAAGTCGGAACCGCCCCAGTATGAATATTTTGTGGCAACGACAAAGTAACACCACCAGTACCAGCAGAAACAGTAATCTGATTCGCAGTACCAGCCAAACTAGTCACACCAGTATTAGACACCGTAACCGCACCCGTGCCGCCAGACAAACCGATACCGGTACCAGCACTTAGGCTGGAGACGCCGCTGGCGGCTGCAGCCGTAATAGCGTTATCCAACTTCTCCAAATAACTAGACAACGAAGAAAACGTCTGCTGGAGCGGACGGGAGTCCTCTCCGCGCAGACTTGCTGTCGTCGGGTTTGTCCAGCGGTCAACCATTACAACATCACACCGGACTGTGACGGGTTCCAGCCCCGAACCCACATTGTTGTCGTATGGAACCTAAAGTAGTTACTGGATGGCGGCGTCACAATTGTTTGCGGATAAAACGTTACCGAATTACCAGACAAGTTTGCTGAATCAAACATGGCTAAACTGATAATGGCAGGTGGCGAATACAAAAACTCGGCTGTGTTTGCACAGTTAACGCTACCAGAACCACCACCAATAACTGTCACTGGGTAGGAATAAGAACTGCTATAGTAACTACCGTAATCCTCGTTTGCGTAAGTAGCGTCAATTCTGTAATAGAACGCGCTGTCATCAAACGATGGGCGCGAAACAGCAGGTATCGCAATACCGCCACTAGTTGTCGCATTCCCTATGTAAGTGTTTTCATTGGCAGGCGCATAAAGCGAATCGGAAATTGAACCGTACCTAGAGTACGGGGAGCGGTAAACAAATCCGTACATTCCCGAAAGAAACAGAGTAGAACCGCCATCATTGTGTGTCCAAGGCGAATTAAAATTGTCTGAGTTGCTAGACAATCTCTTAGCCCAAATATCAATATTTGCGCCATTAACAAGTTGAGTCCAACCCGACTGGGTCGGGTACATACCATTAGATGCGGCAACTACAGCAACGTCACCCTCTTGAAAGGTGTAGCCAGCATTAGTTGTAAAGTCGACTGTAACCTGAGTTAAATAAGGGTTGGCTCCACCACCATTCCAAGTGATGCAATCCGTGAAATATTTATAACCGTAACCAACAAAAGTGGGTGCAATCATTTAACCCACCCACGTGTACTCAAAAAACAACGTCACCGACATATTCTGAGGCGAACCACTAGTGGCAGTAACCACCAACGAAATCAAATCATTATTAGCCAACGTAACATCCGCAGGGTCAGTATCAGCCGCAGTCGATGTAACGCTAATACTAGTAAACCCCGTAATGTCGGAACCGTTGTTCTGCAACTTGACTGTTGCGCTAGTACCCGAATTAATTCGGTGACGCGCAGAAATTAACTTCACAGTCTGGGTACTAGGAACCTTAACAAAAAACGGGTTCACATAATCAATCTGACCCGACTGAACATTAACCGGCCCACCAACAACAAACGTATGTGGCACAACCAACTTGGGGTACGAAGCCAGTTTGCTGGCGGCAATATTGCCTGCCAGCATCGTGTTCGTAATCGAACCAGCAGCATTCACCGTCGAACCGTCAGTCTGAACGACAGACCCCTCAACAAACGATTTGACCGCATTAAAGTTTGCGTTCACCTGCGTCGCATCCGCGACAGTACCGTTCGTGAACGAATACGGAATATTCAAACTAGACACAACTAACCCCTAACTCTACGCGGATTAAACTTCACAGTAAAACTGTCCACACCCCACGACAAACCTGTCGGACCAGTAATCTCCAACTGGACGGCTCGAGCCAACCCGAGGTTGGAACCAGTTTCCATAAATGCACCCTCGTTTGGTGGACCCCAACTAGAAGACCCCCACGTCATATTACCCGTAGGTGGGAACCCCCACAGAGCACCAGACCCAGTAGCCGCAATATTCAAATTGAATGTGCGCTTCTGAGAACCAGCAGCCTCCTCATAATCATGATAAACATCGATAATCAAATCGCGTGCCGTAGGCTTCTGCTTCAAAACAAAATCTGGACGACGCCACATCTTCTTCATGCTGTAGTTACCGGCATCCATCCAACGGGTCCGATAGTACGACTCAAAGTTCACATCCGAGCCATCAAAATTATCTGTCTGCTGCGTGTACACGTCAACACCAGCCACCGCATCCAAGACGGGATGCGCAACAGCATGAATCACCTGACCGCTGGATGTAACAAACGTGCAACCACCAGCAACACCATAACCATCAGCCGTACGGAACATCGTCCACGAACCACGGCCACTAAAAGCGTCATTCACACCAAACGACTCACCAGCATCACCGCTAGAACCAATCGACGGGTCATACACAAAACTGGTGGTCGGCAACGTCGCGCCACCAGCATCAGAATACGGCAAAGAAACCCAAATACGGCGGTTCACATAGTTCACATAAATCTCGTCAATATAAGCCGTGTTCACCTGTGAAGTTTGAATAATCGGGCGAATCGGTTCAAACAAATCCAAGATAGAAGAACCTGTGTAAACAAACAGGCCGTCAGGCCAAGAGAAGAAGTAGACGCCGCGTTCCGTTGTTGCAACGGAATGCGACGTAATCGTCCCCACACGCTTCGACAACTCCACAACCTGAAACGTGTCCGAGTTGTAACCGTAGATTGCATACACGCTAGTAGCCTTAAAGACCAGCAATGTACCGTTGAACGATGCGATTGCCGTGATACCAGTCCCGCCATCGTTAATGTCAATATAGTTTGCCGAAGTCCAACGCGTCGGCGCGTTCTCGTCCGACCACCTGATGCGGTTTGGATAATCTGTGTACGAACCGCCAGTACCATTAAACTCACGTGTGTACGCCACAAACGTTTTACCAGCATGCGTCAAAATATGACGTGACTGCGGCATGTGGTCAGCGGCCGCACCCCACGCCGTATAAATACCACCAGTCGCATCACTAGTCGAGTTCAACGTAGTCAACGTTGTGCCATTCCACCTGCGACACTGGGCGCCAAGCCCCGGTGTCATAAACAAGAAATCGCCCCACTCAGCAAACCCGCACCCATGCTCATTCTTCACAGGCACAGCCAAACTAGTAAAATCGGAACCCGTACTATAGTAAACGTTGCCGTCCGTGGCACCAGAAGCCCCAGTGCTCAACATCAAATAGTTAGCGATACCCTCAAACGGAAACAAAACTTCTGGAGTCCAATCGGAGATTGTTTCAGGCGTAAACAAATCGCCAGACTCCAACTGCAGCGTATCGTTCCCCTCTGTGATGATGTTCCCGCCCACAATGGGCTGCGACGTGATACGGCGCATCCCACCACGAGAAAACACGCCACCACGCGGGTCAATCTCCACATTCAACATTCGTGGCGACTCATTAGGAGCCAACTGAAACTGGTCAGCCCTAAGGTTCAAACCGCCAGTAAAATCATCGACACGCAACAACTCCAACGTTGCCATTACGGTTGCCCCAAAGTCCGCCCAAGGTCCTGCAACCAACGGTTCATCGACGGATACGGACGCCCACCAGACAACACCATCGGACGATGCGCAGACGAACGCATAATCTCCGTCCGCGCCAACGACACAGCCTCCTCAAACGTCCGCTTATAAACCCCAGACATCTCAGGGTCCTCCTGACGCTCATACGCCTTAGACAACGCATAATACGCCAACGCTGTATGCAGACGCTCATCGCAATCAACCTGCGAAACACCATCCGTAACCCACGTATACGTAGCCTTACGATAACCACGAACCTTCATCGGATAAACTGTCTCAGGCTTCGGATACAAACTCAGATTACTACCCCAGAACGTAAAGAACAGGGGGCGGCTCGGCTGGTCCAAACCGCCAACCCACACAGCCTCAGCCTCATCCGGGCTAATCAGACGCAAACGGTTACCAGCCATACTGGTATCCACCAAACTGGTCGCCTCACGCAAATCGCCTGAACCGATACCCGAAATCGGGTAGTCACGAACGTTCGCTGTGGTGTTGAAAGTGTACGTCACTTGG